GTTACATTTTATTTTTTTTTAATCAAGAAATGTGTTTTCAGAAAACGAAGTTTGTAAAATTGATATTCTTGGTTACATTTTATTTTTTTTTAATCAAGAAATGTGTTTTCAGAAAACGAAGTTAGTAAAGCAAACAGATAAAATGAATTTCTTTATAATAAAATCATTTATAGATTCAAAGAATTGATAGGACTTAGCCTAAGAAAACATTAAAAACTTCTTAATTTTGATTTTATTATAAACTTGAAAATAGATTATTTTATTATGAATTATAATAATTTTATTTATAGAATTAATCAGATTAAAAACTATTAATTTAATATACTAGAAATTTAGGTATTCGGACATAATATACATTTTTTATAATAAATTTCAGATGGATCATTATAATTATAATTACAATTTTTCACAAACTGGTCTTCAATAGTTCATTAGTTATTTTTAGCAGTATTAAGTTGAAATTCAGATTGATCCAAACCATATTTTTTGAATTCTTGTCCGTTACACATAGCCCATACTGTTCCATTTCTATATTCACATTGTGGTTTTTTACCTTGAATACATCTACTATTATCTTCTTTGTATACTAAATTATAATTTCCATTATTATTACTATTCCAATGTGCTCTATATGCTTGAAGATCAGAATTACTGATTCCTTTATCTTGTATTGAACATCCTGGAGGTACATGTCCATATGAACCGACTAGGATTTTAGCATCTTTACTCATTTTGGGTCCATATTGAAATGATGCTTGTATGTCACAATCTTCTTTGGTAAGGATTTGTTTGGTTTATGGAGGAGCGCCGTCCAAAGGTTCAATAATAAATTTTTGATTCGGACCTCCATGAGAATTGGAATTAAAATATAAATAATCATTTCCAGAATTATCAAGGACATATCCTGTATCTGGATTAATAATTTTTTGTGATGGGAAATCATAGATGAATTTTTGATTTTGACCATTTGATGAAGTATTTAAAATGCAATGATTCTTATACCAAGAGCTTGATGATGAATTCGCCTTATCCAATACTTTGTTATTGTAAGGATTATAAATTTGGCTTGTTTGAAAATTGTATTTCCATAATTGATTCTCGTATCCAGATGATTTTTGTGGATAAAGATATATTTTAGTCCCATTTAATCCTCCTTGAATATCTACGACTTTATTTGTGTCGGGATTTTTAATGAAAAAATATCCTTGCATGACGTTTGAGACAACTTGTGTCTTTATAGGAACCTTAACTCCAGAAGAGTTGATTCCGGATTCCTGTTTCCCATAATATGGATCATCGGCACTATTCCATCCTGTATTTGTATTATAAAAAGGTCCTTTACTTGATCGTAGAACACAGTTTTTATTTTTAGTATTGAAATTCCATGAGTTGCAGTTCGTATTTTGGGCACATAATTTTTCGCATTCGCATGCGTTCTTTTCTGTGGAAGAAGATCCACGAATTTCTGCTCCCATAGTACGTACGTCAGGTTGTCCACATTTAATATCAAGATCGGATAAATAAACCCCTGGAGCTTTACCATAATCTGTTTTACCGCCACCTGACCAACCAGTGTTGGTATTATAAAAAGGTCCTTTGCTTGTTAATGTATAACAATTTTTATTAGTTTTCTGATATCTCCAAGAATTACAAGTAGATAAATTCTCGCATAATTCTTTACATTCGCAGCTTGTGACTCCGGATGTGGAGGTAATATAATCACCCATTGTTCGTACATCTGCTTTCCCACATTCACTAGGAATACGTTTATAATCAGCATAATTATCTCCATGTTTGCTCCAAGGATCATATTTTAAACCATAGGCTTTTGTTAAATTGTAACATCCATCCGCTCCGGCATCAGCACTAGAAATAATTTGCCAAGACATACATTTTGGATCACAATCGCAGAATTCTTTGCATTGTTGTGCTCGTTGTATAGTTACAGTTTTAGCTTCAGGCATTTGATTAAAAATATTTAATTGTTCATTGTCTTTAATAACATTATTTCCACCTTGGGGTGCACCAGAATTCCAATGCATCCAGTTTCCTAGTGAACCATATTTCTGTCCTCCAATATGTGGGGGAGGATCACATTCCTTAATTTTTATATACCACATATGTTCAAGAGGACCGTTTGATACATCTGTAAATCCAAAATAGCTCATATTGGATTGATTTTTTCTAGCATATAGAATTTTATTATTTAATGATGTAATATAATATAGATTATTATTACCTGAGACTAATCTTATGTGAAATAATGCATATTTTCGTACATCTGTATTGTTTAAATCTGGATTAAGAACTAATTTAATTTGGTTATTAGAGTCGGTCATAAGATTAAGTTTATTTTGTACGCTTTTAATTTCTGCACCTTCGGGATGAAAAATTATATTCCATAGCCATTCATTTGTATCATTGGCTCCTAAAATATTTGATTTTATGTTTGCATTTAGTTTTTTATTTTTTTCTGTTATAAATCGTTTACTATCTCTATTTTCTATTTTATATTCAGTAGTGGTTGGATTTAAGCTCATTAATTCCGAATAAGATATGTTTCGATACTTAAGATCGGTAACACAGCAAGTATAATCTTGTACTCCACTATTACATTTTGTGGTAATAGTATTATTATTAAATTGGCTTCCACATATACCATCTTTACAAGGTTTACGAATCGCTCTTACATTTTCATAGCAATTATTATTATCTTGACAATTTTTTTGAGCGACTGTAATTGGTTGTATATATTCTGGATCTTTCCAAATGGGTTTGCAATTAACCTGTGATGATGAATAATCATTTTTTTCTCGTATATAATCACAATCACCGTATGTTAAACATTTGGAATCGCCATTAGGTGTGGTTCGTCTGCATTCTGTTCCTTGTTCACAAACAGAGTCTATATTACATTTATCATTTTTCTTAACAGTCTTTGTTGGACTATCAATTAATTGCCAAAAATCATATGTGAGACTATTTTCATTTTTTTGATTATTATTATTTTCTCTTTTTTGGAAACCGGATGGAGTATTCAGTCCTGAAATGCTATTTATAACTTTGGCTTTATAAGTCTTATGACTAAAATTATCTGTAATACCTTTTCTGCAAATACCATTTGTGCATTGTAGTTCGTCGTTTTTGTTTTGGTTCCATAATTTTGAATTGATGATTTGATTGGAAGATGTACCAGTACTATTAGTGGTATCTGTGGGAAAAAATTCTGGATTCAATGATGCCTTTTTTAATTTCCATGTTTTTCCACCTTTATCAATGAATGTTTTCCAATTATCTTTAAAACAGTCTCTGGTACGGTTTCGGTTACATAAAGGTTTTTTTCCGAATGGTTCATAATTTTTGGATTTATTTCCTACTAATTTTGAATAATTTGGTATTTTTTTTTTAATTCTATCTGCTTCTTTTTTCGCTTGTCGAGTTTCTTTAGATACGGAAGAGGGATCGACACAAATTTCTATTAAATCACATTCTTCTTCTGGAGGTTCTGGTATACTGACTTTACTATCACCGGGTAAAACGCATTCAGGAAAATATTTTACAAATGTATCAGCATCTGGATGGAATGATACCGACGGGGTTCCAGAAATGATATTACCCCAATCTCTTCTTTCGCGATATGCAAATGGATCTTGTATTTGTAAATCGTTGGCGTATACATCTCTTGCGTCTTTTTCATAAACTTGTAGATAATCTCCATTATTTTTTCCATTTGTATTTGTGTTCCAATGAGGTCGATAAAGTTGTGTATCTGGATTATTAATATTAACATTTTGAACAGAACAACCATAGGGTACATGACTATAGCTACCTTGTAACATTTGTACTTTACTTCCCATTTTATGACCATATTGTAATTTTGCCTGTGTTAAACAATCATTTGCATTATAAATTTGTTTTCCATGTTTAGCTAAATTTAAATAAAAAATTGCGCCATTGGTGATGCATGTCAGGACATTTTTGCTATTACCTGAAACAGCAATTTGTGATGCATTTGTGATTCCTGATTCTTTACTCCATATATTTTTACCATATTTCCATAAAATTCCATTGGGATCGACACCCCAGACTTCTTGTCCATTTTCAGAGCTACTTACTGCTTTTAATTTAACTCTATCATCCAATGACCAATCAGGTTTATTTACTTTATTGGCATGAGCAAAATACAAATTATTATTAGAATTACAGCCCCATAAGTGTCTACCATCACCTGAAACACAAATATATTTTAGTGTTCCATTAATGAGTTTCCAATCGCCAGTTTTTCTTGGAATACCTGTACTTTGTGAATCTGTTCTTGTCCATCTATATATTTTATAATCTTTTGTTGTTATATATAAAGTATTTCCGTCTGTGGTGGATGAAATAGAGTTTACATTTGTTGTGGTTTGACCATTTAATGAATCTTTATACCAATTGCAATTGCCATTTGTATTCGCCATGGACCAATAAAGTATGTTATCTCCTCCAATACCAAATAATTGTTTTCCATTTCCAGATACCTCTATATATATTAATGTTCCAGAGGCGGATACCCAGTTACTAGAATTTAGAGATTTATAATATGTTTTATTATTTAAATTAACTCCCCAAGCATCGCCGTTTTGTGTTAGAGATATTTGCTTTATGTTGCCATTTAATCTTTGCCAAGAACTATCATTTGTTGTAAATTTTTCAATAATATTTTCAGATTGTTTTTTTTTATCATCTCTTGATATAAGATAATTGAAAACAAAAACTAAAATTATTAAGAATATTATAAGTAATATACTATTCATAATTATTATATAACAATATAATAAATTTAAAAAAAAAATAATAAAAATATTTTTTAATTATTTACACCCTTGAAACTTTAAAATGGGAAAAAATATATAATTTAATAGTATATAGTTAATAATAATTGAAATATTTTTTTTTAATTAATATATGCTTCTATAGACTGTTTATTAAAGTTTTATAAATGAATATATATTAAGTTTAGTTTTAATATTTACATTTATATTATTTACATGTTTATAATTATTACTTTTTAATTTATAATGATTAAACCAAATTTCTTTTGTGGATGGTTTATATTCTAAAAAACCTTTTTTTATTTGTATACTATGAACTGTCGTCTTAATTGTATTTTCAACATTATAAATATTTTTATTACTATGATTCCTATTTATATCTTTAATTTCAGCATCCGTTATATCAGTAACTAATTTATATGTATTATTAAATCTAGAGTCAAACCTTATTTGACCAAATTTTATATTTTTTATTTTTAGTGATAAGGATGATATATATTTTTCAATATTATCAAAATCTTTGATTACAATATATTCATCCATATCTATATTTGCACACCAATCAATTTTATCTCTTTTTAATTTTTTTAAACAATGATTATGTGCTTGAGGCTGATTATGTAATATATTTCCTTTCTTATCTGTTGGAGACCATTCTATAATTTCAATACATTTATATTTTTCACAAAGTTTTTGGACGTATTGATCCATCTGTGTATCAGTCATATTAACTATTTGATCATAATTAACTCCATATTTACTTACCTTACCAGGTTTGAAACATTTATGTTTTGGATGACAACCGCCCGATTTGGTGACCTTAGAATTATCATATAAATAAAATTTATTAAATCCAAGTAAAATATGATAATAAATCCATTCTTCTAAAAACAAAATATTTTCTTTAAGAATAAAAACTGTATGTATTGCTATTTTCATTTTTATTATATATTTATATTAGAAATATATATAATTGTCCAAAATTTAAAGTTTCAATGGTGTAAATAATTATTTTAAACGAAATTTGAAAATATTTTTTAAAATTGGTGAATGATTTTATATTATTATTATTTATAATAATATGATGGTGAAGAAACATAATAACAATAAAATAATAATAAGAATAAAAAAATATTATTTACAATCACAACAATAAGCACCAGAAGGATCATTTCTATTTGCAGAACCTCTCCATCCACCTTTTTCCCCACCGCATCCAGATGCGTTTCCACCTTTAGAAGGATCAAACCATCCATCAGGCATCCAATAACCATTCCAATCTTGGAACCAACCATAAGCGCATTTTTCAACTCCTTCTCTTTCGCTTTTATTGCATAATCGTGCGCATCCATTTGCTTTACATTTTTGTAATGCTTCTGATCGGGATTTGATAGTATATCTATCATTTCCAGATATAGCGATTACTTTTTAAGTAGTTCCATCTTTTTTAAAAAATTCTAAATCACCGGAGTTGGAAACTGCTACATATTCAACATCACTAAAGGGGGGTTTTTGTGTCCATAAAACTTTATTGTCTTTCTGAGTTGCGATTTCCAAGTCACCGTTTAATTTCAATGTCATATTTACTGTTCCATTGCCTTGAGTATATGCACACCATTTAAGTTTACGAGTGGATGATTCATATATACATACATTACCATCAGTTTGATTAGTGAGAAAATATTTTTGATTTGGACTAAATAATTTTCCGTTGCTCCAAATGGATTTTCCGAGGGGTAATCGATGGTCATTATTAGCTTTTTTAAAATTAGCATAACGTGTACTTTTGCCATTGGATTTTTTGAGTTCATTTGTATAGGGAGTAATATTAGAAAAATTAAAGCATCCGTCGCTACAATCGCCTTCGGAATCGCCACCTTTAGGACATATTTGCCATGCTGTACATGAAGGATCACAATCACAAAGGTTTTGGCATTTTAGAGCTCGTTCTTGTGTGACTTTATTTGCACCTGGTTCATTATTAAATGCTTGAACTACAGGAGATAAAATAATATTAGATTTGGAATGATGTAATATTTGATTAGCAGATCCATAATTGGTTCCATTACATTTTGTGCCTAAAATTTCGAATTTATTGTCTTGAAATGATCCATTACTAATACCAATTCCTCTCTCGTAATCTTGATTTATTTGAGCATATAAATAATCATTTTTAGCTTTACTTTTAATTTTAATTAAATTTAGATTATCTTTATCGGATTCTAGATCCCAATAGCAATGAAGATTATATGTTTCAGATGGCGAGTACATTTTAATTTGGTTATTATTATCTTGAGTACCGATTAATAATTTTTGACTTGTATCATAAATGATGAAACCCAATGGTAATTTATTAATATTCCAATTTGCACCTTTATAATTGATATCTGTATTACCAAATTCGGTTGATCTTCCTTTTAAGTATATAGTGGAGCCTGCATTAGCTGAATATAACCATCGTTTACTAAAAAAGTTTTTAATTTTATAAATAGTTAATCCTGATGATTCTAAAATTTCTTCTGGTGTGAATTGTGAATAAATGGGTTCTTTTGTGCAACATGCGTAGCCATAAACACCTGAATCGCAAAAATCTTTCCAACCAGAAGTTCCAATAATGGAATTACATCCTCCGGATTTACAATCTGTTTTAGTGGCTTTTATATGTTGATAACATTGATTATATTTTTTTTCACAATTTTCTTGAGCTATTAAGTATGGATCAACATATTGAGGATCTTTATATAATGGTAGACAATTTTTGTCGGGTATAATTTCGCCTGAGGGTTTACTTTTTTCATAAATAGAATTATTTTCGGATCGAACTTTATCCAGACAGACAACTTTAGAACAATTTTCATCTGATTTCCATACTCCTAAACAATGCGCATCATCAGCACAAATATATCTGGCTTCTAAACAATCACGATCATCCTCACGTTTTGTTAAAATTTGACCAATACAATCATCTTTAGGAGCGTAGTGTTCTGATTGTTGCCAATCTTCAGGTCTGGCTGTGAGATTAATTCCGTCTCTCATATTTTCAATTTCGCATTGTTCACGAGTTAAGCATCTTGGAACCGTATTTTTCCCTCCATTTCTACATTCAGTATTTTTTTCGCAGATACTATTTCTTGTGCATGGTTTTCCTTTTTTTGTGATTTCGGTGATACTACCAATTTGTTTCCAATAATTATATTTCAGTCCATTTTCGTTTTCATTTTCTTTTTTAGCCCAATGACCGCCGTCTTCATCAATAAATTTGTCCCAAGATTTATAGAAACAGTCTCTAACTCTATTTTTAGAACACAAAGGTTTTGGACCAAATGGGGATTCGAATTGTGATTTCATTGCTAATTGTTTGCCATCCTTTGGTAGATCATTATTAAATTTATTTCTATTTTTTTTTAATTTTTTTTCATGTTTTGATAATTTTTTTGGAATACAAACATCAACGAGATCACATTCTTCTTCTTCAAATTCGCAGTCTTCTTCAGAAGTGGAGCAAGGTATAGGACAATCCTTATTAAACTTAATAAATGAGTCTTTATCTTGTTCATAATGTACTGTTGGACTACCTTCAATAGTTGTATCCCAAATATTTCTTTCTTTAAATGCGAATGGATCTTCATATTGTTTTAGATTAAAGTTTGGTGTTTTCATTTTGGATATTTTAACAGTATCTGAATATTTATTTAAAGCCCTATTTAAATTATCAACACCCCATAATGATTTACCATTTCCGGATACTGATATATATTTTAATCTTCCTGGTATTCTTTCCCAAGTATCATTTTGGTTGCGTTTATATTGAACATCTAGACTATTGCCAGTGCACCATATTCTCCCATCATTGGATACTGTAATAGTGGTTACCAAACCATCCATAGGTTTCCAATTTCCTCTTCTTGATTTTCTATAAAATATTTCGCCTGTTGTTTTTAATCCTAGAATATGTTTTCCATTACTGGACGTTGTAATCTTATTTATTCCTATTCCATCCTTTTTGATCCATTTTTTGTCCATATTTGTTTTGTAATATACAGAACCATCTTTGCTACAACCCCATATTTCAGTACCATCATAATTTGCACATATACTAATTAATGATCCTTCTTGTTTTCTCCAGATATCATTAATTCCTTTACGTAGCCATACTTGTCCAGCATGATTGACGCCCCAAACTTGTTTTCCATTTCCAGTTACAAATAATTGGGATAATGAACCATCTGTTTTTTTAAAATTATTATCTAAAATTGTTTTGTAAAAAACATTATAATTTTTGTTGATAGCCCATGTTATTTTGCCATCATCTGAAGTGGAGATTTGTGCCAAATCTATATTTAATTCATGCCATCCACTATCTTTATTTACATCTATTTGTGGAATACTATTATTATAATGATTAGAATCTAAATCAAAAAATTGGGAATATTGTTTTTCCAAATTAGTTATTTTACTTCTTTGAACTTCGGATTCATTTGTATTATTTTGATCAACGCCGGTAATTTTGGTGTATTCTTTTTTTAATTCTTCATTTTTATTGTATGCTTGATTATCTAAGAGATTTTCGCCGCCATTGAGAATGAAAGAGGCATCTAATGGAAATGGGGGTATTGATATTTTCTTTCTATTGTTAATTTTTAATAGAGTTTCATCTATTTTATTTTTTACATTTTGTACAATATTTTTGGATTTATTTTTTGTGTTTTGGAGCGCTATTTTAGCCATATTTGCATTACGGGATCCATCTAAATATGCAGTAATATTACCTCCATAAGGTGCGACATCATGATATTTTTCATCAATTAATATATTAATATTATTTTCAGTAATATTTTGATTATGATTTGGATTAATGCTGGATAATTGTTTTTGTAAATTGTTTTCCATTCCTATATTTACGTTGAAGGGTGGTCTTACGGATTCAACAAAATTATTACCTAAAATTTGTGCATTGTTTCGTGCGTTTTGTGTTGCTTGTTTTGATCGTTCACGAATGACTCCTTTGTTTGCTAAGACATTATCTACGAGTTCGGTTCCTTTTTCTTTAGCATAAATGGCACTATCAATAAAATTTTGTCCTAATTCGTGTGCATTTATTCTTTCTTTATCAGCGTAATATTTAATTTGATTACTCATTCTATTAATAATTTCTGGTTTTAGCCCTTTACAATCTTTTTGTTCCTTTACTTCTGAACATTCGATAAAACCTTCCTTTAAATAATTTTTTTTTTTTATATTAGTTAGTTTAAAACTTTCAACCTTTCTAGTTAGGTAATAATTTAAAATTAAAATTATAAATAAGAAAAATATGATTATAAATATACTATTTTTCATAATCTGTTATTATTACAAAATATTTAAATTTTAATAAATTAATGTATGAAATTTATACTTAAAGAAAATAATTTTACTCCTTAAATTTTGAAAAAAAATTGAATATTATAATCAAAAATGTTTAAAGAAAAAACGTTTATAAAATAAAATGGAAAATATTGATTTAAGAGAAATAACACGAGATATAGGTGATATTATAAGAAATAAAATTAAAGATGTTATCATTAGAATAGCTATTGACCATTGTCTTGATGAGGAAGAAGCATTGCAAAATTATTTACCAAGTATAGAAGAAAATACGGAACCATCAAAAAAAAAACGTAAAAGAAAGAAGTTTCCACCTGATGAATGTTGTATGGGTAGGAAACAATTCGGGGAGCAATGTACAAGAAGAAAAAAAGATGGAAGTGAATTTTGTGGAAGTCATATGAAAAATTTACCATATGGTAAAATAGGAGATAATAGAGAATATTTATGTAAAGTAAAAGGTAAAAGAGGTAGAAAGAAAAAAAAAGACTCGGTTTTCGCTAATAATGAAGATTATGTTGAAACTTGGATTGATGATAGTCTTGGTTCAGATTATTTGATTGATAAAGATGGTAATGTTTATTCTAATAATCAAATATCACCAAAAATTGTTGGTAGAAAAAATGATCAAACTGGAATGATTGAACCGATTAGTTTAGATATATTAGAACATTACAAATAGGTATAAATTAGTTATAATTTTATAAGTTGGGTTTTTTTGATTGATTTTTTTTATTTTATAAAACTAATGTTTAAAACAAATACAGATATAAAGGGTTATTATAAATTATTAGAAATAGATCAAAATGTTAGTGATAATGAAATCAAAAAAAAATATAGAAAATTAGCAATGAAATATCATCCAGATAAAAATCCAAACAACTCAGATGCAGAAAAAAAATTTAAAAATATTACTCAAGCATATAATGTTCTTGGTGATCCAAAAAAAAGAAAATTATATGATTCGGGAATTGTAGATAATCCAGGTGATCAAAATCCATTCCAGGCATTTACATTTGCTGAATTCGAAATGCCGAATTTTTTTGATTTTTTTGAAAGAGAAAAAATTGTCGAATTTGATATAAAAATAAAATTACAATTGGAATTGGAAGATATTTATAATGGAAAAATAATTTATAAAGATATAACCAAAAAATTACAATGTGAACAATGTAAATTCAAAGATGATATTTATGTAAAATGTACAAATTGTAATGGTAGAGGTATGATAACAAAATTACAAACGCTATGTCCAGGAATGATGAAACAAACAAATATTAAATGTAATATTTGTCAAGGAAAAGGGAAAATTATACCCGAAAAATACAAATGTAAAGAATGTGGTGGTAAAAAATGGATATATAAAAAAATTAAAAAAAAAATAATTATTGAAAAAGGTCTACCAGATAATTCTGAAATACTTTTTAAAAATGAAGGCGATTTTAATAAATATCATAATAATTATGGAAATTTAATTGTTTTTATTGAAGTAAAACCACATACAAAATTTAGAAAAATTGGTAATCATTTATATTATACTAATAAAATTGATCTGGTAGATGCCTTATGTGGATTTAATTATGAAATTGAATTATTAAATAAAAAAAAAATTAATTGTTATAATGAAGAAATATTAACACCTGAAAATATACAAATTTTAAATAATTGTGGTATGCCTATTTATAATACTGATAAATTTGGCCATTTAATTATCAAAACTGATATTATTTTCCCTGAAAAATTATCATCAAATAGAAAAGAATTTATTAGGAAAATTTTGATGACCAATGATAAACAAAAAAACATAAAAAATCATGAAATAAAAATTAAATCAAAAATTTTAAATAAAGAACAAAGCCAAAATCTATTTGAAAAAATAAATTTAAAAAGTAATAATGAAAAGAAAAAAAATCAAGAAACACCAGAATGTGTTCAAATGTAATTTTTTTCTTTAAAATTAATGTAATTTTTTTTCTTTAAAATTAATGTAATTTTTTTTCTTTAAAATTAATGTAATTTTTTTTCTTTAAAATTAATGTAATTTTTTTTCTTTAAAATTAATGTA